GTTGCATCGTCATACTTACCAGTAACTTTGCATTTTGCTCCCACAATGTCAATAAGAGCAGATTGAACAACTTTAATATCTTCATTAGTTGCGCCAAACTTTACATTTGCAGCAACAACAACTTTTGTAGACGCTGTTTTTGCAGGAGTAACTACAGCTACAGCCTTAGCAAGTAAGCCAACTTTACGGTCAGCAGGAGCCTTTGGATCAATAGTTGCTGGATCCTCAATGAATGGGCAAGACACATCGTTACCGTAACGAAACGGTGCAATACGAGTTTCTAGGTGAAGATGCGGACCTGTGGAGTTTCCGGTGTTCCCAGATTTTCCAATTTCTTGTCCAACGGAAACCTTGTCACCTTTTTTAGCGCCCTTGACGGATAGGTGGCAGTACCAGATTTCATACTTGTCTGCCTTTAGGACTACAACTTCGCCGTATGACTTGTCGGTCATTACGTTGGAGATAACGCCATCGGCAACTGCAAGAACTGGGGTTCCTACTGGCATAGCGTAATCAATACCGGTGTGACGCTTTGCGGCGTAGCGGTCATTAGGACGACCCCACGGTTGGGAGATCTTTGGGGTTTTTACTGGGTTTGGCATTGTATTAATAATCCTTTTTGTAAACGACGGTTATTCACACAGTTTACCAAACCCTAGGGAACCCTATCTAGCAAACCTGTTAATTGCTCCCCAATCAACTTCATTGGACATTACTGGTCTTGGTTTTAAAGACCTTCCGTGAACAACTGCTTTTGAGCCGTGACCAACTAAATCAACACTTCTTTCAAGCATTTTTTTCTGGAAAGCAGTCTGACTCATAGGTTTTTCACCACGGTCTTCAGCCCAAAAACGATAAACACTAAATAGAGACTTAATTGGAGTAGTAGCTCCTTCTGCCACATTAGTTTCTTCATCAAGGAACAAACCAATGCGATCCTCATTTTTGCGATATATTTCAGCGGCCTCAGACACAACTTTGCACCAACCAAGAGCATCGACTTCACCTGAGCTAAGCATTTTTATGGCTCCCTCAACACACCAAGAAAGGACTGCAGGTAAGGCTCCTTCTGGATCAAAAATATATTCCTTTAAATCTGGATCCGCAGTTTCAGGTACATATGTAAATGGAATAGGGCGAATACGTCGCCACATAGCATCGTCATTAATGATTGGACGGTGATTAGTGGAGATCCATAGTTTAGCTTGAGAAGCAAATGTAAAAGGTTTTTCACCAGGAGAACGAGCAGAGATTTCAGATGAACCAGTTAATTTTTTAACCGAGTTCTCTTTTAAACGCTCTGAGTCAGGAAGTTCATCAACCCAAACCATACGACGACCCCGAAGCTCAGCCCAGTGGTATAGATCAGACCCCTGGGAATTACCATCATTGCTGGCAAGAATACTTGAATCAAATGGCCAAGAGTATTGCTGAGTACCTAAACATTTTACAATTGCTTCAACAAATGTATTTTTACCTGAACCTGCAGGTCCATAAATTAAAAACATTAAGTCGTACTTACTCAGACCAGTAAGTGAGTAGCCCGCAGCGCGTTGTAGCCAGTCTTGATACTCTTTATCTCCACCAGTTGCAAAACCTAAAAATTGCTCCCAGCGAACGTTACGTAGTCCAGGAGTATAAGCAACAGGTGCGCGTTTTGTTATATAAAGATCTGGACGATTTTGTAAAAGCTCACCAGTACGCAAGTCGACAACACCATTCATAACACCTAGTAAATGTAAGTCAGAATCCCACTCACTAACATCAACCCGTATTCTTCTATCAGAATTAGCATTTTCAATTGCAGACTTTAAGCGAACATTTGATTTTGACAACTGAGCCCATTTAATAATGTCTGATTGCTTTTCTGTTTGACCTTCATACTTAACGACTTCACTAGCAATAACTGGAGCAAGACTTTTAGCAAGTTCTTGCATCTCAAGTCCCTCGGAGTCTGGCTTCCAGTAACTGCCAGACCAGTTAAACCAGCCAATACCCTGTGTGTATCTAATTGCTACACCAAAAGTGTCCACGAAGCGACGACCATTACCAGTATCAGAGAGTGTGCGCTCTCCAATTTTTCCACCATCTTCTTCGCTAATTGCATCTGTATCTTTTGGAACATTTAAATTAGAAAGTGATGACGCTTCTTCAATAGATCCTCCATTATTTACGCTCTCCGAAACAGATCCAGCAAGAGTCCCTGGTAAGTATCTATCATCAACAAAAGGTTGAACCACCCCAGTCAAAGCATTTAACTCAGGAGATTGACCAGAATCTTTTGAAAACTTTTCGCGAGTTTCTTGTGTTAATCTTTTAGCCCACCCAGTTTCTTTGTCAGTAATTCCAGGCCAGTTCATTTCAATTTTTGGGTTTTTAATAACAAAATCAATAGCATTACTTACGTGCTTCGTTAACTCATCTACTTCAAGGGGAGGAGTAATTTTTTCATAATTAAAACGCAGCATTAAAGTTTCTACAGACTGACGACCAAGTGGCGTTTTTACGTCAAATTTATTCGCAATAGCACAAGTTAACTTGTATATATCAACAGCGCGAGAACCCTCTTCAATACCCTCTTCAAGCATTTTTTCAATGTCAACTCGGTCTGCACCAAAATCTACATCTGCAAAAGTTTCGTTCCAATCAACTGTTCCTACCGCAGATCGGGACTTACGCTTACGAAGAAATGCAAGTAACTCCTCTGGAGCTTCAGCCATTTCAGTTTCCCAAGGAGCCTTGCCCTCAACCCACTCATAGTTAACACCAGAGAAGTGGCGCGAAGGAGCAATAAGAACATACCCATTGTGTTTGATATCAATACCCTTGATACCAGCAGCTTTAAGATTACCAACCAACTCTTCTGAAGGATCGCAACGATAAAAAATATGACGACCGCGAAGCGTGCGCCCACCTAATGTATACACACCAGTAGTTGCTTCAACAGTTGAAGGTAGTGCACCTTCAACTAATTTTTCAAACTCTTCAAAAGAATTATGACCACCAGAACGAGGATCAATATCAATTACTAAGAAACCTGATGGACGACAAAATACACCAATGTTTGCTTCTGGATCGCGTTCCCACCAGCGAGAAATTTCTATCAAATCATTTGAGGCTTCAGTATGCCAAGAATTAAGAGCTGGATGCTTACCTACATCTTTTGGTTCAGCGTGTGTCTGACTACAAGTGCAACGACCACCAACAATTCCATAACAAGGGAGAATTTTCCACCCCTGAGAGGCATACCAAGAAGTTGCTTTGTTGAATCTTCCATCTAGATTTGCGTTATCGTGTTCGCTCATTCAGAGCCACCAACAAATGGTGTTGTTGTTAATGAGTTAAACCAAAAAACTGCATCATCTTCAGAAACATATGCGCGTTCGCGGCCAGTTTCTGTAATTGTTAAAACAGCAGGGAGTTCACCAAATGCAATTGCACGGGAAACTACACGTGGGGGTAAACCAAATTTCATAGAAATACTACGAATACTTAACCGTTTTGCCGTCGTTTGCATCATTAACTTTCTTTAGATAGGTAAATAAAATTTGCGTACTTTGGTAAATACGAATGATGTGAAAACTATACATCAACTAACTCGCAAACAACAGACCCCCCTGGCCGTGTCGTTTATGGTATAGTTATTCAATCACACCGTTGTAGCGGTGGACTTATCCTACACCAGAAAGAGACCACTGTGTCCTCTAGCATGTCCTTACTTTCTTCCTTAACTTTATTTCTTGGCAGTTCAGCAACCATAATTGGAACTCTAATAGCTGTTTACAAAATCAGTAAAAGACTTGAAGGGGCTATTGGAACTGACGCAAAAGGGCGCACTATTTCTGAAAGATTAGAAAGAGTGGAACATCAACTTTGGGAGAACGGCGGTACCTCACTAGCCGATAGAGTAAATAGAATTGGGGCTTGTAGCATAGAAACTTCGACTGAAGTAAAGTTTATTAAAGATTTAATTGTTACCAATATGGCAGTCCCTCTGGTGCAAGACATCCCAAGAAAACGTAGATCTTCAAATAAACCAGCCTAGTTTTCTAACAGTTTTAAAAAAAAAGAAAAAACGACACACCGACAGGTTAAACCACTTAAATAGCAGATATTTCTGTTAATGTTCTTACATATCTAGTAACAAGACTAGGTACTGGAAGGACTAAAGGTTATGGGAAACCTAGCACAAAAGGCTTTAGAACTCTCTACCCCCAGTTTCGGGCTACCTTGTGGTGTGTCCAAGGTAGTAGAAAAAATGGACAATGACGATAGGGAAACCCTTGAACTATTGCTATTTCCTATTAGTGAAAATGCAAAAAGATTCTCAAACAAACAAATTTATGATTTGATAATTTCAGAAAAATTTGACATTGCACAGTCTTCAATAGCACTCCACCGTAGGAAGCAATGCAGATGCTTTACGGGTATAAATGCCAGACTAACCGCATTGAATGGATCCTAAAGTGTCAGATGAATTTGCAAAAAAAGTTTTAGAAGAACTTGCTTCCCCCGGCAAAACAGGATCTGATAGACGCGCTCAAGAGACCCCAGAAGCTTTTAGACCGCGTATGGACATAGATCATACCTCTGGTGGTTTTGTAGTTAGCACTCCACGACCTGCTGGTAATTCTGCAAATGCCGATGAAATTTTAGTTGAATTTGGCCTTGATCCAGCCGAATGGAAAGTTACTAGTGTACGTCAAGGTAAGTGGCAGACTTTTAATGAGAATTGGCTTGAATCTTTCCGAGTATCAGTTGTCCCAGCTAACTACGAAAGTAGTCTAGACCCAGACCTAGATCTAGAAAAACTTATAGATGAGATTAAAAAATGGAAACCAACAAAAGGTTCCAAACAAGTTACAGGAGACGGGGCTTTTGTAATTGCTCCCAGTGACCAACAGATCGGTAAAAAAGCAAACGGTCACGGAACAGAACAATCTATTCAAAGAATTCTTGGAGTAACTGAAGGAGCCTTTGCTCGTTACCAGGAACTAAATAAAATTGGTCGTAATCTGGGGACTGTAGCAATGCTTCTTGCAGGAGATCACGTAGAGGGAAATGTTTCCCAGGGTGGTCGATTACAGAGTCCAGCAGCCTCTGACCTAGGACAGACAGAGCAGACACGAGTTGCTCGGCGTTTACTAATGCAACAAATTAAAGCATTTGCACCGCATTGCGAAGAAATTATCATTTCAGTGGTAAACGGAAACCATGATGAAGTTACACGTCAAGTCGTGACGGATCCTTCAGATGGTTGGAATGTAGAGATTGCTTCGGCAGTTCAAGATGCCTGTGCAGAGAACTCAGAACTTGCTCATGTAAAGTTTCGCTATCCAGAAAAAGATCATCAAACTTTAACCATAGATATTAAAGGAACTCTTGTTGGTCTTTTCCACGGACATCAGAGCGGACGCGATGTTGTTAAATATTTATCTGGACAGGCTGCAGGACAAACTGCTCTTGGTCAAGCAGATGTTTGGGTTTCAGGACACTTCCACCACTTTAAGGCTTTAGACATAGGCTCACGGCTGTGGCTACAGGCTCCGACTACTGACCCTGGTTCCGCATGGTGGCGTGATCGTTCAGGACTAGAAAGTAAGCCTGGGCTTTTAACTTTTACTGTTGGACAAAATCACGATGCTCGTAGAGATATAAGCATTATTCAAACTGATTAAGATTTTTTCTTTTCTTTTTTCTTTATTTCTTTTTCAGCTTTATAGGCTTCTACAGCATTTGCACTAGATCGTCCACGCCAAGCAAAACCACATTCGGTACAAGTAACTACTTTTGCACGAGTCCAGCGTCCACCAGGCGGTAGAGTTTCAATAGAAGTGTTTAACTTACCCGGACGAGCAGTGCAATAAGGACAATTAGGCGGTCTGTTACGCTTAGTCTCTTCACCGTTGTAAGCCACTGAGAGCGCTCTACGGAGTTCAATTTCATCCTTGCCTCCCCAGATACCCCAAATCTCACGGTGCTCTAGAGCCCACTGTAGGCAGTTTTTACGAACAGGGCAAGAGAAGCACATATTCTTAGCTTTGTTTTTTTCTAAAGGATCTTTTGAGTAAAACCAAGGTAAAGATTCTTTTTTAGATGGGTCAGCGCAAAGGGCGTTTTTTTGCCATCTTAAGTTATCTGCAGGTTTCCACACATAAATAATTGTATTAGAGTTAGTATAACTTAAGGCTTCATAACACGCCAAAAAATAAACTAAAATTCAACCCAGGTGACCGCAGATATTTCAGTGAGACTGTCCCCTAAGTCTGTATAACCTAACTCATCGCAGGACATTAATTCTAAATCAAATTCGCTATTTCCAGCCCACCCAGAAGTGGTTTTTGATCCCTCTAATATTTTAAAACTTTCTGATAAAGAATCAGTAATACCGTCTCTTTGAATAGCCGAAGCAAGAGCCCTACGAACTAGATCATTCTCCATAGAAATGTGACCTTTTGTATAAAAAACAAAAGTGTCAGAGCCCTCTAAAAAATTTAAATAACCAGATCCAAGCCACTCATCCCAGAGGGATTCTCCTGGTCTAGAATCCTTCATCTACATCACCAATAGACATTTCAAAATTATTATCTATTTCATCATCTTCAAGAAAGTACACCTCTGATGGTTTTTTTACTTCAAAAATCCCAGCAATTGTTAATGCACCGCAGAGGCAACAAGTTTCAACACTCTCGGTGTTAACTTTATTAGGAACATCTACACCAACAAGTTTCATTAGAATAGTGCCGTTTTCATCCATACTCTCTGGCTCCCAGCGAGTGTGGTCTTCTAGATAGCAAGACTCGCAGATAGCCATAGGGCGAGGCTCTTTTTTACTAGACATATAGACCTCCTGAAAACTTAAATACAGTTTATAGGATTAACACGCTTGCTATCTTTAAGAAACGGCTTAGTCAACTAAATATTTAATAGACTGCATAATAATGTTTCTTTTTCTACGAGCTTCTGCAATCTCCACAGGAGTAAGCCCACCCCAAACGCCAAACTCTTCGTGGTGCACACCCCACTCAGCACAATCAATTACATGATCACAGCTTAGACATATATTTTTTGCTAACCTAGTGTTTACAATATTTGTGTCTAAATGATTAGGATCATCTGAATCGCCAAAAAAGAATACTTCTCCACCAATTTCTCTACAAACTGCATTTTTAAATGTCCATGGTCCAATAAGATTAGGTGTAGGTTTTTTGGACAAAATACTGCCTGTCTGTGAAGTTGTTAAGTCTTTTCTACACTACCAACTTCATAGCCGCAACCGGCGTATCCAGCAATATCAATCCACGTGTCGGGCTGAAATCCTGACTTAGATGCGTACCGAGCAACTTTCAATCCAACCATCATCATTGCTACATCTTCTGGAGAGATTTCTGCACCAACAATTACAGACCATATCTTTGCAATACGAGTAAAGTTTTCTTCTGGACCGCCATACTGAACATCGCGATCGCCAGCAATAATTGATGCAGCCTCACGAAGGGCTTGAACTCTAGGCTGCAAAACAGTTTCCTGGGGGCTCTCAGGCATCTCTCTTTTTCACCACTACCTGTGCTTGATAGAAGCTTTCGCTTTCCATATCCTCTGTTTCTTTAACAAGTAATTCATAGTTAAATTTATTTTTTACATCAGAAACATCTACACTAAAAAACTCTGAGATGCGTTTTTCAGCAGCTAAAGATATTTCTTCATAATCATCTCCGCTAACTAAAAGATGAGCAATGGTAACTAC